AATAACATCCAAGAGATTAAATCTCAATTAGACAAGATGGATGAAAGGCTTTATGAACTAACCAAAAAATAATGAAACATTTAATTTTATCAATTTTATTCCTTACATCGTTTGCAATTTCAGCACAGGAATACAAAGATGAAATTAGTGTAGTTCAATTTTCAGCAAGTTTTGTAAAAGACTCTGAAATTAATTTAAGCAAATTAAATGAGTGTCATGTATACACTTTTTATATTGAAAAAAACAAAAAACATTTTGATGCTGAATCTATAAAATATTTACCTACAATTTTATTATTTCAAAACGGTAAAGAAATAATGAGAGTAGAAACAGGTATTAGTATGAAGTTTCCAGAAAACACCGACAAACAAATAAGAAAAAAAATAGAAGAATTAATCGGAAATAAATTTTAATGAAAAAAATATTATTACTCTTATTGTTAATGAGCACATCAGTAAATGCTCAAATTTTTAAAGACATATTTAAATACTCTACAGTATTTGGGTCTTATACTGAAACCAGTCCTTTGTTTACACCTGAACAATATTTTGTAACACAAGCGGGTGACGTTATGAATATTACTCCAGAAACATCTAACGATTATACTATTTCATTTGGTATTAGAAAAATTGCTAGAATGGATTATGAAAACAGAGAAAATAGATTTTATGATGGATCTGAACAAAACATGTCTCTATCTAGTAATATTGGATCTGTTAAAGGTCTTGAGTATTTATTTCAATTTAGTAAAGGAAGACAGCAGGGTAGAGATTTTAAAAGTGAAAGATATTTAATTAGATATATTGCTAACTATTGGATTGCTAAAGTAGAGATGCAGCACAATGGTTTAATAAATTTAGATTATAAAACAGCAGATTTAAGACTGAGACTGCCTATTGGTAAGAAATTTAGTATATCTGCGGGTGGTGCTGTAAGAACACATTTACCTTATGGTTACTCCCCAATTTCAGATTACCTTAATGATAATAATTGGTGGGACCTAGCCTATGATTATGGATTTCAAGATATTGGATATTACATTGATTATGATTTTGATGGACAAGCAGATGAAATAGATTGGTATTGGCTAAATGAAGATGGAGAAAGAGTTGCTGATACAGATTTAGATTTCCGTAAAAATGATTATACGGATATTGTTACAGATTATAATGAAAGAGAATTAGATGCTATAGGTATACTAGGAACATTATCTTTTGTAGTGGGTGCAGATTACTATTATTTTAGAGATAAATTCTGGCTTCATAGTTGGGGAAATGTATTTCCTAAACATCAACACATATATGGCGATGAAGATTACAGTTATGAAACATTTATTGGCAAAGACAATTGGCTTGATTTCAATTACGGGATCGTTTTTGGATGGAACATTAGCAAAAACTTAGGTATATTTACAGAACACGAAAGAACCCAGTTTTGGGATAAAAATCTAGTCTTTACAAAGGTTGGTATAAATTTGAAATTATAATGGATAAAATTGAAAAACTTAGACTAAAAGCACAACTTGCTGAAGATTCTGGTGACCATCAGAAAGCATATAATATAAGAAAGAAAATTAAAGGTTTAATTGCTAAGGCAGAATACAAAGAAAAAAGAGGACCTTCTGCTTTAGGTAAAATAATTAAAAAAGTAAAAAAGAAAAGTAAAGAAGTTGTAGAAAAAGTTAAAGAAGATATACCTAAAATTAATAAAGATAAAAAAACTACTGTAGTTAAAAAAGATGAAAAACCTCCTATTGTTAAAGCAGATAATCCTCAAGGCAAACCATTATCAAGTATAGATAAAAATACTTCAGTAATCACAACATCATTATCAGGTACAGTTGGGTTAGCATATGGAAAAGATGGTGAAAAAGGTGTTGGATCAGTAACTAAAAATGGAGTTACACTTAAACCTGGTGATGAAGGTTTTGAAGCCGCAGCAGCAGAATTATTAGCACAGTCTAATAAAAAAGAAGAGACTATAAAAAGAATTAAAAAAAATAAAAAGAAATAATGGCGGGTAGAGATTACAAAGACGAATATAAAAAGTTTCAGTCTTCTCCTGCTATGATTAAATATAGAGCACTTCTTAATAAGTACAATCGTAAGAGGAAGACATATGGAAATGGTGATGGTTTAGACGCATCTCACAAAAATGGTAAGATTGTAGGATTTGAAAAGCAATCTATAAATAGAGGTAGAATAGAAAAAAGTAGAATTAAAAACGCATAAATAAATAAATTAATAAATAAATAAAATTATGGCAGATCCAGGTAAAGAAATTAAATTAGAAGACTTCAATGGCGATGGTAAAATTGATAATAAAGACAGAAAGATTTTAGCATCACTAAGAAGAAAAGCCGCTATGCGAGCAAGAAAAAACGAAGCAATTAGAAAAAACAAAAAGAATGTAGCAAAAATGTTAAATTCTAAAAGTTCTAAAGAGTTAAATAAAAAGTAAATCATAAGTTATGGATAGACCTAAAGTTAGACCAGTTAGTATATTACAACCTGACGTAATGGTATTGCCAAAGACAGATAAACTAGAGTTGAAGCCAATTAAGAAGGTTGAAATAAAAACCACAAAAAGTAAAAAACAACTTAAACGTGAAAAAGCGGCTAGAGTTCGTGCTGCTAGATTAAAAAACAAAGATGGAAAGTCTAGTACATATACAACATCAAGTTTAGATCCTAACGCAAGCGTTAATTATAATGCTATGAGTGAAGCAATGTTTAAATAAATATTATGGAAGACGAAGAGTTACAAATTGATCCTAAGAAAGCAAGAGAACAAAAAATTGCGGCTAGAAAAAAATTGTTAGCAGATAAAAAAGCCGAATTACAAGCAAATAGAAATGCTGTATTAGAAGAACGTAAACGTAAAATAGAGGAAAGAAAACAAGCCCTTTTAAATAGAAAGAACCCAATTTCTATTGAAAGTAAAGAACCAAAATCCCTAGAAAAAGACGTTCAGGAAATAAAAAAATTAACTCCAAGAGAATCGTTAGCAAAAAGAAAGGCTGAAAAAGAAGAATTATTAAAGCAAAAACAAATAAAGGCTGATAGTGCTAGAATGGAAAGAAAGATGCAAAGTAAAATATCATCTTTTAAGGCAAATCGTAAGTTAAATAAAAAAGAAGTTCAATTAATGACAGATGATCAAATTTTGGCTTTAATGGAAAAAGAGAAGAAAGAAAAATTTGAGGCTAGTGCTGCTAGAACAAAAGAATTACAAGAAAGAGAAAATAGGATAAATGATCCTGATCCTAATCAAAAATGGACTTATGTGGGTGGAGATGAAAACACTGCAAACGAAAGGTATAAGATAATAAATACAGGAAAGAAATGGGATGGAACAGGCTTACCAACTGATGAAGAAACATGGAATAGTAATGTAAAAGGAGTGCAAGATAAATATGATACTTTTGAAGAGTATAAAATAGCAGCAGAAGAATATAGAGGCAACTTTTCTAAAAGCGAGAAAATCACACAAAATAGAAGTGACTTCACACGAAAAATTCCAGGAAGTTTTGATCCTGACACGTTTAGTTGGGATAAAATGGCAAGGAAATGGGATCGAGTTCCAGATGCTGATAAAGATGCAAATAATTTTAAACAATATGCTCCTGGTGTTTTAAGAAGAAAATATGACGAATTAGGTTATGGAGGTTTAGTAAAATGGCTTAAGGCTAATGGAGGCTCATACATGTTAAGTGTCAGAAGACGTAACTCTGGTAATTCAACCGAGGCTAGAGAAGTAAGTTATAAATCAAAATTCAGGAATACTCAATAATTAATGGCTAAAGATTTAAAACAACAAGTAGAAGAATTAGAAATATTAAAATCTATGACTTCTGATTTTGGAGAGCAAATGGAAATTGCTGATAAGATTCATAATCTAACCATGAAAATTAATGGGGTTAAGCCTACAGATTCATATATTGAATGTGTAGGTTGTGGTTCTTAAATAAATAAACATGAAAAGTATAAAAAAAATAAATATGGATGGTTTGTCTTCGGCTCAAAAGTCAACAATGGATAAACATAAAAAACACCATAGTTTAGAACATATGAAATATATGATAGGTGCTATGAGAAATGGTAAATCATTTACTGAGGCACATAAAATAGCAATTAATAAAATAGGAAAATAATGACTTACCCAAAAATTAAAAAAGTTAAACCGAAACCGAAACCGAAACCAAGACCTAAATACTAAGTTATGGGAGATATGATTAAACGTAAAGATGGAAGTTATTCTCAAAGAGGATTGTGGGATAATATAAGAGCAGCAAAAGGTTCAGGAAACAAACCATCTAAACAAATGATTAAGCAAATTAAGAAAATCAAAAAGAACAAATAATATGTCAGCAGGAGAAAATCAATCGTTTATACTTAGTGATCAAAATGCAGTAGATGTACTAGCAATAAGAAAGGTTGAATTACTTCTAGATGTATTAGCAGCATTAGAAAATGCTAACTCACCAGATCTTTATGGTGTGAAGATGTCTGTAGTAGACAAAATCGAACGAGCAATACAACACTTATAACATTCTATCCCAATGAATTTGAAGTACCTTTATCGCAGGGTGGTATGGCTGATCTATCTTCATTTGTAAGATATAATCTCTTAATAAAGGTTTAGGCAGTTTGGTCGCTGCTAAATGATTCAAAGATATTTTTAACTTTTTCACGATGCATTATTCTTAGTAGGTTTTTAAACTTTTTCTTATCTCCAAAATATGAATGACATTCTCTACACAATGCCATTAAATTCTCTGGACTATCTTTTTCTGTTGAACCTCCCATTCCTCTGGGATCTATATGGTGTATATCGACAGCAGTAGTATTACAAACTTCGCACCCTATCCAATCACCTGGCTCGTGCATAAAGGCTTCATGGTATAATTTAACGTGTTTTTTCATGTTGTATAAAGTGACCAGATTTTAATTACACCCATCATAGCAAAACAAAATAAAATCAACCCTATTGCCCATCGGTCTATATCGTCATAATCTTGTCTACTCATTTTTAAAAATTTTTATTTGGGGGTAGTTTGATTTGGGGTGTTATATCTAAATCTACGTTTATCAACCTTAAACTCATAGTATTTATTACGATCGTTTATTGTAACTACTTCCCAATCCTTTATGTCCTTCTTTTCAAAGTTTAATAAAACATATCTTTGATCTGATAAGAATAAAACAAACAATACAAAGTCTACATCTAACTTTTCTATAGTAAACATATTAACCTTAAGTGATCTCTCACAACCCTTAACATCAATCTTTTTATCATTTACAATTAAATCAGCATCAGAAACTCCCTTTTCCTTTACAAAGGCTGAGGTAGTATAATTAGTCCCCTTTAAATCAAAATGGTGTCTAACTAATAGTTCTGCTAATATTCCTTTAAAATCTGTATAGAATTCATTGTCTACCGGCTCATCAAATAGAATAGGATGTTTGTATAAATAACTCCTAGATTTCCAGTATAATTTTTTGTAGTGGTCACGATTGGCCATGACTCGTGTGTCGACATATAATCTCGCATGATCAAAAATACATTTTGGTATGTTATACGGTCCCTCCAATTATCTTCCCAAATAAATCGTCCTGTTTCATCACATAATATTCAACACCCTCGATTTTGTTTAGAAAAGAATTTCTCTCATGAAATCTTACCTTATCCCCACTAATCAAACCCAGTTCATCTTTGTTTTTGAGTGGAGTACCTATATGCCTAACATATCCTTCGGTTTCACTTTTCTTTGGTACACCTACATATATAGATCCTACCTTTTCCTCAATGACTTCCGGTTCCACTAATACATGATTGGAAATAGCAGTTAGGCTTCCGCTCCTCACAAAACTAAAGCACTCCTCTAAATCGACAAGGTAGACATCCCTTTCTCCTGTTACAAGATTTTTAGTATCTACAGTTAGATAATTAAAATAGACTAGGTCGCCTACTTGTAACTCCTGCTTGATCCAATCTCCTCTTGTGTTTTTACACCACTCTCCTCTAGGCAAAGCCACGACCTCTCCACATATCGTAACGTGATGTTCTGGATTCCAGGTAACGTCTAAAAACAGTTTTTCTCCAGAAGAAAACTCAACCTCATCGTTGTATTTCTTTGAAACCTTAACTGCTATTCGTTGTCCAATCATATTCATTGTCATGCAATTTAATAAAATGAACGATTGTTCAGGTGCAAACCATTAACAAGTTTTTAACAGTAATATTAACTGCTAGACATAATGGCTATCCTGGCTAGACAAATTGGCTACCCCTCTATATATATAGTATAATATATAATATATATAATATATAATACTAGTATATTATATTAAACCAATATACTACATGTTTGTCACCCCGAATCATTTTAAAAGGTTCTAAGATGGTCTAAAAAATAGTCCGGCATATCACCATTAAAAATTAAATAAAGTTTCTTATATTTGCTCAGAACGTCATTGTAGATGTCTTTGTGTGGCAACACCTAATATATGGGGTCAAAGATCAAAATGGGAAACGAGAAAAGAGGAACTGGGTACCCTGGGAAATCGGCATTGAAATCCGAAAACAGTCCACTTAGGACTCAGACATACCCACCCACCTACCTGATAACCAGTATGTTATGATCGTTTGTTATACGTTATTGACATGATGGATGGTTTTTTGGCCTGGATATCACACAAAAGGGGAAACGTTTGCAGGATCTGTAAATATTTTGACCTCGTTACATTAACGATGCAACGTCCTGAAGATTTTGAGTACTAACAATTAAAACTAAATAAGAGATGACAAGAGAAGACAGAGAATTGAGACAAGGAAGAAGTAAAGATCAACACGATCAGAATTACAAAGTATTAGAATTCATGTACAGTATTGGTTTAATATCCTTTGTGATTTACTTGGTATTACGTCCATGGTTGTAGCGAAGAAGTTGGTTGAGTTGTTCAGCCATAACCACAGCGTAAACAAATACATCAAGAGTTTAGATCATGAACTACAGTACAGAACTGTTATGATCTTCTTAGCGTGTGCGATACGAGAGAGCGAGAACAAACAGGACTTCAGTTATTATACTATGCCAGAAGTTATAACCTTATGTGAGCGTATGGGATGGTTAGCCAATAGATCTAATCAGACACCGATCTACAGGGAACACAAGAAGTTACTCGCATATGGTTTTGTGGATAGATTAACCAAGAAGCAGAGGTTTAAAGGTCAACAGTATTGTATCACAGTCTATGGACGTATACAGTTAAGACGTATTTATAACTATCTTATACGAGATTTGTATTCCCCCCTATAGTAATTCAATAAGGTCACCCCAAAATGCCTCGTAGTTCAACTGGATAGAACAACAGACTTCTAATCTGTAGGTTGAGAGTTCGAATCTCTCCGAGGTAACAAAATTACCACCCAAATACCCCCCGCTCGGACGACCGTTCAAAAGTTTTTTTAAATTATTTTTCCTTGATTTTACAGGTTAAAACGCAGATTTTTAGGCTTTTTCTTTTATTAACATTTGGTTGTTAAGAAAATAATTCGTTATATTTGTACCAACGTTCAAAACAAATATTAATTAAAACTAAAAATCATGAGAGTTCAAATTTCAAGTACACAACACCAAAACGTAAAGTCTAACACTAGCAGAAGACGTTTCTTAAACCTAGAAGACATCATCTTTCAAATGTCTGTTTTAAAACTAGGAATTGCTTACCACCAAACAATGCTTTATAACGTCAGAACAATGAAGGGTTATAAGCACCACCAAAACAGATATGATCTTTTAATGTCTGTACATGGAGCATTGCAGATGACAGACCTTTTCCAAAGAGAGCAAACAAGAGAATTAATGGAAAGAGAAATCCTGAAATCAATGTAAAGGCAATCTGATGAGACCTCAATGGTCGAAACGCTCTGCGGAGCGTCATTGTCAAATCACTAAAAAATAAACAAAGTGAAAAACTCAAAACTGAAACTCGTATTAGTAGCAACAGTAGTCGCATTAGCAATTACTTTTCTAGGACTAGCATTGCTGTCCGCTATGGATCTTATTGAAAAACAAAACGATCTAATGAACCTAATACACTTTAATTAATCAATTAATAATTTAAACTGAAAAACTATGTTAAACAAAATTCAATCAATCGTAACCAACACCATTTTAGGATCTTTATTTACAGTATGGGCTGTATCATTCTCACTACTGATCTTTCATCTATTAACCGAAGGTATAGATCCTAACGTAAGTTTTGGATATCTAGGATAAACAAACTGACGAGCCTGTGAGATTCAGGCGAAACGCTGAGAAGCGTCTTTGTATAACTAAAAAAACTATTACAATGCAAACTGAAATTAAAAAAAATGCAATCATCAAACTACAAAATGCTTTGAACAGTCATGATTGGCACTACCAAAGATCTGAGGATCCTGGAGTATACCGTAGAGGTAGAAATCAACAGAATGAGTTAAATATTCTTATGACCGCTATAGGTAATAAAGATCTTGCTCTATCTCTATACAATAAAGCATGTCCATGGATTGAGAATAAAGAGGAGGTCACCCATCAATACCCCCTAGAAGAACTAGCACAAGAATTACTAGACTTTGGAGATTCTAAAGAAAAGGCTGAAGGATTTGGTATGATGAGAGTAATTGACGAGGTCATGAACATACTTGAATCAGGTGATCCACAAGAATATTTAATTGATAGAATTCATTTAACCTTAAAAACACAACAATGGCAATAACAAATGAAATATTTGAGTATTACAGGGCTCAACAACGGAAAGTAAAAAAGTATAAAAGTTTTCTAAATGAGAACGGTTATATAGTTTATGAGAAACCTAAACGTAAAAAGAAAACAGACTGATGAGCCTGTGTAATTCAGGCGAAACGAGGGAGAATGTTTTGAACGACTCCATGATTTTGGCTCCCTCGTCTTTGTATAATAATTAAAACTGTAACAAATGAAAAATAATTTTTGTGATTGCTGTGAGCAAGAGATCGATCAAGATCTAGACTTTTACCAATACGATCGTAACGATGAGATCCTATGCGAAGAATGTTATTCTCAGGCCTTAGACCGCTCTACTGTAATTCAGACATGGTCACCCCAAGATCAGGAGACAAAGAAATATTACTTCCCAATGGAATTAGGCAAAGCCTTCAATACTTATTACGAAGAAATTTATACAGATGATGACGAAGATCATCAGCCTGTTAAAGATTGTAAATGGGTAAATTCATCTGCATGGAGAGGATATATGGATGTAGAATTTAAAGAGGGCTATAAGGAAATAGAGTCAGGATGGATTACAGGTAGATATGAAGACGTTACTTGGAAGCATAAATTAAATGATCTAATGGATGCTATAATTAAAGAAGAAACGGACTGTCCTGTAATGTTTTCTATTGTGACTAGTTTGACAAGTAATTTATTTTCTTCTGCAACATCTGTAATTGTCAAAACCAAAGACGAAGATCAATTTTTAAAATGGCTAGTAGAAGAATATGGAATGACAAGAGAACAATTAAAAACATCACTAACATAATGGAAAAACCAGAAGTATTTTATAGTGTGACCAAGGCTGTCATCTATGGACAATTAATGCTAGAAGCATTGGACGAAGTAAAGGAACTTAAAATATTTAAGCATTCCTTAAAACAAAAGGTAAAACAAGCAGAGCAAGAACTAGAGAAAGAGTTAGAAAAATATATCAATTTGTTTGCTAAAAATGATGAGGAGTTTTTTATGAATATCCAAAATCATATAGATGCTTTAGTAAGTAAGTTGTCAAGTCTAGGAGTAGAGGAACTTCCATTAGTTAATAAGATTATAGACGAATACCTCATCGACAAAGACCATTGGAAAGAAAATTTAGTAATTCAATTTAACCAAATAAAAAAATAATTATGGCTACTAATATAAAAATGGGAAAGTTTTTAAAGACAAACATCTTGGATACTGTGTCAAGGAAATATAAATATGATCCAACAAGATCATTGCCTTACTTAGAGGAGATAACACAACAACTTAAAGATGTTCAATCCTTTATTGATGAAACAAAAGTATATATGAATACTGTTATAGAAATAAAAGAAAAAGAAAAGACCAGAGAAATTTTAAATAGAGGGACGCATGCATAATAAAAGAGATCAACAACTAATTGAAAATATTAAAACTTTATATCCTGGAGCAAGTGATGATTTTATATTGACCTTATTCCATAACATAAGGGGTAAACAGAACTTATTAGGTCACCCCAAAGTGAACGATGATTCAATTCCAGATACAAATTATTTTGGTATGTCAGACTAAAATGTTAAATTAGCACTGTCAGACCATAATTTACACTGAAAAAAAAAACTAATATTATGAACGAACGTAAAATAAAAGAGTTGCAAAAGCAATTCAATTACAAACTACTACAAGACCTTATCAATTCTGGTGAGGCATGGAAAATAGGCGGAGAGACAACAAGAAATTGTAAAAAAGCCATAAAAAGCGGAGCCTGTCATCTACCATATCATTCTATTAAGATCAATATTTTTGTAACTGTACCTTCTAGGTATCAAGTTTCACCAAATGATTATGGATCTATGCACAGATCTAAAAAGTTCTGGAGCGATCCATGGAATGTATCACAAGAAATTGGCAAGAGCGTACTTTTAAACGCATAAAAACACAACCTTTTAAAACCAACAAGCAATGACGTTACTAGAAAACGATATCAACACTATTGTTCACGCAATTAAAACAGTTACGAAAGCAAATCCAATGTCTAATGACAGACAGAGACGAAACGTAGATGCTAGATTTATTTTATTTAAAATCTGCCGATCAGTTTTAAATCTTTCACTTAGTAGAATAGGTCAATTAACTAACAAACATCATGCAACAATTTTGTATGGATGTAATCAATTTGATGATTTAATAGTTACGGATCGTGAGTTTAGAAACAACTACGAGTCTGTTATATTGTTAATGAATGATGTGGAGTTGCAAAGTAAAATAGATTCTACTGAATTTTTAAGCGATTATGTAACAATAAAAAGCAAATATGAAGACCTTAAATCTGTTCACGAAAAAACTTTAGCAGAGTTTGTAAAAGGAAGTGATCAGTATATAGTTGGAATGTTCTATACCGTAAGTAATTCTGTGATTAAAAAAATAATGGAAGATTCAGGATGTTCAAGGCATTTAAACCAAACTTTAAAGAAAGTTTTAGCAACAAAACAAATTTATAACTAAATTGCAAATAATGATAACTACAAAACCCAAACTAAAAATGAAACGTAATAGAACACAAAGCGTTTTGAAATCTAAAGCACATATGCTACTACAGATTCCTAGCGTACCAACTACAGAAGTGTGTGAATATATATATGGCTCTAAAACAAAAAAGAGCACATTAAATCAAAAGAAAACAGGTCAATCTCCACTATTATTTGAAGAGTCATGTAAGATCATAGAGTACTATGGTCGGCTCTCTGAAGAAATAGAAGAGATTATAAACAGTTGAACGATGGTTCAAGTCCCCTAGGGACTACAACCTAATGCCTCATATGTTCAGTATGGGGCTATTTCGAAAACTGAAAAAACAACCTGATTTGTTTAACTTTTAATCACACTTCAATGAAGAATAATACATTTATATATTTACTTACAGACATAATAGATCTTTTAGAAAAAGGAGAGATATTAAATTATGGTAAAAGGTTTTCTCCTCTTACTATAAGAGCATACAAACAATTGCGTAGTGGCATGAACCATTATAACTATAACTTCAATATAGAGGAGTTAGATCTTAACAACGTAAACAATAGAAAAGACAGGTTAAAGGTCACCCGAAAATTGCAAAGCCATGTTAATGGTTATTTGAATTTAATGCTTGATGATTGTAAACATCCTAACACCAGAAAAACACATCTTAAAAATATAAGAGCAACGCTTATGAAAGCAGAGTCTTACTACGGTTATGTTTTTCCTAAACTACAGGCAATGAGAGAGTTGCAAACAGAAGTCATTGCTCTTACTCCTGACCAGGTTGAGATGATACATAACAACCATCCGGGAATCGAACTTGAAAACATATGGTATTACACAAGGCTGATGCTTTATTCATGCATGAGAATATCAGATCTTACAAATTTTCAGGCTACAAGTGATGGCAATACAGTTACAATCATTACTAAAAAAGGAATGGGATCTTTGTCAACATTTTTTCTGCCTGATGATGTGAATAGTTACATCGCAAAAAACGGTACATTTTCTTGGACATTAAAAACATTTAGAAGAGGTCTGGAGGAACTGTTGCAATCTTATCCTGAGTTTATGCAGTCTAAAACTGTGTATACTTTTGATCATGAAGGAAACCCTGTTGCTTCACAACAATTTTTGTATGAATTAATAAAACCACATAAATTAAGAAGTAGTGGTATTACATATCATTTATCTAAAGGTTTGAGTGAAATAGAAGTAAGAAGAATATCAGGACATGCAAATGGATCTGAAGCCTTCTATAGATATGTGAGACATAGCGATACAGAGTCTTTAAAGAAACAGGAACTAAATCACAAATTGTTAATAAAATCTTAAATATAGTTGACGAACGATGGTGCATATAATATAAATTGTCTTACCTTCGAGGTAAATAACCACGACATGATTAATTCTCTTAAAAGATGGTCAGATTTGACTACAAAAATAGCGAGATCATTCATGATCGTAAAAGGTTTTCTCTTAGAGATTTCAAACTTTTCATGCTCACACATCACGAAGACATCTGTATGGAGCGAAGAATTAAGAATTGGATATTTGATTGGGAATCAATCTTGTTTCATGCAAGAAAATATTACATAGTAAACTTTTATCTTAATAATATAATCAAAAATAAACATGGGAAAACTGAAAAGAAAACTAAAAAAAACAACAATAGGTAGAGGCATAGAAATTGTGCCATGGGTCGAAAGACTAAATTACTTCAACGATTACTTCAGAGTTGAAGGTTACTCACTAAACACAGAGATAATAGAGATGAACGATAGTATTGTCGTCATGAAAGGGATTGTTTTAGATCCTGAGAAAAATCCTGTCGCTGATGGTGTTGCTCACAAAAGAACTACAGAGCCATTTTCATTTCAAAAATGTCAATCAGGAGCATTAAACAGAGCCTTATTTATATTAGGCATTGTTGATAGTGCTGAAGATAGTATTATGGATGAAGATGATGCTAAGGAATTACAGCAAGTAAAAGCCCAAGAACAAACTAGTGTTTTTGAAAATATGAAAGCACATATTCCTGTAGACTATTCTGTTGTTGAGGCTAGATTACCCGCAAATAAAAACTTACTTACAAGCGATCAACTTAAAGAGTTAAAATCTTTAATTAACGCTGAGAAATCAAAAGTGGCAATAAAACAAGCCAAAAAAAAGTAACAATTAGGGAGGGTTAAACCAACAACAAAATGTAAAAGCAACCGCTCTTTACTGCCCTCCCTTTTTTTAAAAACGTAGAAATGGATAGAGGAGATATCATAGAAAAAAAATCAAACAGAATCACATTTAGACTTACACCTAGCGAAGTTAGAAGTTTAAACTTTGTTTCATCTGAAAGCGACATGAACGTGTCTGAGTTAATTAGAACTGCATTAAAACAAACCTATAAAATATGAGCAAAATTCAAAGAATACCAACTGCAAAACTAACCTATGAAGAATGGGTTGAACTTAGAAAAAGTTTAGTATACAAAGGAATGGTCGGAGGATCAGACGCATCAACACTACTTGGATTAAACCCCTGGACATCTAAAATTACAAGGTGGAATCAATCTGTAGGAACAGCAAACATTAAAAACATTGACAATGAAATTATGTTTCATGGTCGTCTATTAGAGGATTATGTTGCTGATCTATGGCAATATTGGACAGGAGATCCAATTGAAATGATAAACAATTATCAATCAAAAACTAAATTAAGAAAATCAATTAGAAGAAATTCTATTTTTATAAATCCTAAGTATCCTTTTTTGTTTGCTAATATCGACAGACAGATCACCATGCACGATGAACAACATGGTAAAGGGGTTCTAGAGATAAAAACTATATCAGGATATAATGCTGATAAATGGTCGGGAGGAATACCTCCTTACTATAT